GCAGCGGCGCACCTGCTGCAATCTCATTTGCCGCCAGTGTATGAATCTGGCTGAGCGTTGCATTGCCGACAATTGGCGAGCCGGTCGTCAGTACACTCGCTGCCAGCGCATGAATCTGCGCAATGCTGGCAGTGCTCAACACCGGCGTGCTAGTTGCTAATGCGGTTGCTGCTAATGCATGAATTTGATTGAGCGCCGTAGCACCAAGCACCGGCGCACCGGCTATTAGGTTCGTCGCCGTCAACGCATCGGATGCAGGCCCCAAATCACCCGCCGACCAATCGTCTCCCCACGTACCCGTATCTCCACCACCATAAGCCGCGATGCCAGGTGATCCACTCGTCAGCGCAGAATGTGTTGCGCTCAATAGCTGCGTGCCATTCACATAGCCACGAATCGTAGTTCCCTCGACCTCGATCCGCAGCGTGTAGTTTGTATTGCTCGCGAATGACACGCCACTGGTAGATGCAAGAATATTCTCTGCACCAGCATTGATATAGACCAGATATGCGTTGTCGCCAGGAAAAAACAAAAGGGCGTAATACGTCACGGTGCTGTTGGTCGTCATCCGCGCTGCCGGACCAATTGCCAAAGCGTCAGAGCTAGACCGAAAAACGCCCTCCACCCAATAATCGTTGCTATCCAATGCTGCGCCAATCCAACGCAGTTTCCTATAATTGCTCACCGTGCCGCTATAGACTGTGTTGGAATTGATATACCAATTGCCAGAATCCTCAGACCAATTTGATCCGAGGTTGGTTGAGTTAGATCGATTAAAATTGTCTGAGCGCGTTGCCATGCCTATGCTGCTCCTGCCGACAATCCGACATCCATCATCGCCAGCCGTGCCTGATACTCCTCGCTCATCTGCATCCGCTCGATCTCCGCCTGGCTATAGCCCATCTCCGCCCACAACTGCGTCAACGGCACGCCCAGTTCGCGCTTCACCCGCCATTCGTCGCGTTCATCCTGCGTGTCCCGGCTTTGCAGCGGCTCCCAGATCATGTCAATCGGCACGCCCTCCTCCAGCCCGGCGCCGCCGAACACATTGCTCAGCCGCCGTGCCATATTCAGCGTCGCCACCCACCCGGCGTTGAACCGCTTCTGCCGCTTGCGCGCCTTTGCGAACAACCCCTCGCTCTGCTCCTTCAGCGTGCCCTCTGCCGCCACCTGCCGCGTAAAACTCAGCCGCGCCGCCGGCGTCGAACTCACCACCGCCACCCATCCGATCATCGAGATCATCAGCTCGATCAGCGGTCGCACATCTCCAGCGGAAATCGCCTTCAGATCGACATCGGTCTTGCTCTTGGTCGTGCCGAGGATCACCCCCGGCGCAATCGACGCCGCGTTCGAGCCGTCCGGCTTCAGCGGCTGCCCGTCGCTCGTCGGCATCCACCCCAGCGCCACCAGCACCTGAAACGCCGTCGAATCCGCCGTCGCCACCAGGTCGATCAGCGCCTTGTTGATCGCCTTTTGCAGCGGCAGCACGTCCCACGCCTCCGGGCGCAAATCCGGCGTGTTGCAAAAATGAATCACCGGAATCCCCAACCCCGCGCCGCTGGCGTCCACCCACGGCAGCGGCCACGCCGCGTCCCCCTCATCCTGAATCGGGCGCACCTGGTTGCCCGGCAGCACCTCATATTTCTCCACCCGATCCGGCCAGTACAGATTCATGCGCTGCCGCGCCTTGCCGCCGCCCAGATTCTCCACCCACCGTTTGGAGGCATAGATCATCGGCAGATCCGGATTGTCGTCCGGGTAATGCGCCTTGCAGCCAAAATTGTCGCCGCCCACCCCGGCATCGGTGTAGCGACCGTGCGGCGTCAGCCGCACCCGCCCAGCCTGCGCATCCCAATCGACCATCACAAAAAACTCGCCGTCGCGCAGCGCGCCCTCGTGCACCGCCTCCTGCACAATCTCGCCGCCAGCCTGCGCCCACCACGTCTCCGCCCACGCCCGCACCGGCGCATCGCCCTCGGCGCTTTCGGTCGTGGTTGGCCCGATCACAATCAGCCGCTCGGCGACCTGCTCGACCACCGTCCGGCACACGTTCAAATTGAACTCATACGCGTCGCGCACATTGAGGAACTGGCGCATCCGCTCCGTCATGAACGTGTCCTGCAAGCCGTCGTGATAGCGCCGCGCCGTCACCACCGCCTTCTGCCGCGCTTTCTCTTCCTCGGCCAGCCACTCCGCCAGCGCCATCTCTGCCAGATTCACCGCCATCATGCGTACCTCATCACAAAGCTGCCCGCGGGCCGCGCCATCACGCCGTAACGCAGCGCATCATAGGGATCGTCGCCGCCGTTGCCATCCTCATCCACATCCATTTTCAGCACATCCTCTGGTCGGTGCGGGTCGTGCTCCAGGCTTGGCAAACACTCAATCAGATAGCGGCAGCGGTCAAACACAAACAGCCGTGGCGCCTGGCGCTCATCGCCGAGCAGCCGCAGCACCTCCGCCGCGCCGTTCACCCGGTCATCGTTCGCCGGCGTCAGGCTGAACCCCTCCGCCGCATACTGCTCGGCAATCGTCTGCTCGCTATTGCCGCGGCGGGCGAACACATCGGCGCCGGCCACACACGTCGCCAGCCGCCCGATCTCTATCCGGTTGCGCGCCAGCATCTCCCGCAACGCCTGCGCATGGCGTCCCACCAGCCACTTGCTCTCCCGATGCTCATCCACCACATAGATCGCCCCGTCGCCGTCCCGCGCCAGCAAATACGCCACCGTCGGATGCGTAAAGCCATAGTCGAGCGCCAGCCACACCGTCCAGCTTGGCGGAATCGGGAACGGCTGCATCACATGCACCTCATGCCGCCAATTCGTAAAATACTGCCCGGCGGCAATGTCCCAGTCGCCCCACCGGTACGCGCGCAGCTTCCAGCCCGTGTTCTCCTCCAGCCGTGCGCGATACTCGGCGTCGAGAAACGCATTGTCCGTTACCGTCGCCGGGACAAAACGCGTCGTCGTCTCCTCGCCCTTGCGCCACGGATCGACAAACCTCGCCTTGAACCACGCATGCCCCACCCCGCCCGGATTCGTCGTAGCGTAGAGCCGTGGCCGCCAGCCCGAAGAGCTGCGATTGCTGTCGCGCAGCGCCTTATACTTGCTGGCGCTCAGCGTCGTCGCCTCCTCGATGGCGATCACGTCGTACTCCAAGCCCAGGTAGGCATCCACATCGCTTTCGTTGTGAAAATGCCCCAGGAAGATGCGGCTCTCATCCCACAGCGTCACCACGCCCGCCGACCGGTTGAACTCATGCTCAATCCCGCGCAGCACACGGCGCCGCAGATCGTCGAACTGTTCACGCGCCTGCTTCAGCGCCTTGCGCAAATACAGCACCTTCAGCCCCGGCCAGCGCCGGCAATCGTCAAGTGCCACCTGCGCAAACACCGCGTGGCTCTTGCCCGGCCCCCGTGCCCCGCCAAATGCGACCTGATCCGGCCCGCCTGGCGCATCACACAGCCGCGCCGCCGCATGGAACTGTAGCTGCTTCGGCTGCGCCACATACCCGGCGGCGAGAAAATGCTTCACCTGCTGCGCCGGGCAACCGTACAGCGCCGCCGTGCGCACATAGCGATCAAGCAGCGCGCCATCCGACGGTGATGCACCCGGCATCACCGTCGGCTTGCTCACTATCTGCTGCCTGGTCGCCAGCATCGTCACTCCCGATGAGAAACGGCTTTATCTTCGGAAATCAACCACATACCAACATAACATGCTGAGCGTACCAAACTGGTACGCTTTGCCGATCTCACCGCTCAACCCAACAAAAAAGCGCCGATCCTGGACATCCCAGGGTCGGCGCTCAAAAGCGAAACTGTTTCGTTTTTACGCTATATTCACTCTCCCACCAAAGTTGGCGGGTTGCCGTCACCTCCCCTTCCCGCACCGTCGCCGTCAGCATCCCCTGCTCCGCCGGTCGTGCCCGCCGCCAGCCCCAGCCCGGCATACACCCCGGCCACCAGCAGCACCAGCCCGACCATCACCGCCACATTGCTGATCCAATCCCACACCGCAGACTCATCGCGCCATCCGATCCCAATCAAAAAATGCCACCACACCCAGTGTAGGAGCATTTAATCGCCAGTCCAGATGCACAAATGTTCCATCAGCCCCATGACCCGGCTCTACCAGCCGGCGCGGAACTGGCGGATCACTGATATTTTTTTGTTCGCAAAAACGCATAATTCAATTCAACAACTCCCCGACGATCCACCACTTTCCGGCCTCATACGTCAACGGCAACGCCACGCTCAATCGGCGCAGCATCGCCCGTGCGCCGTGGGGCGAAATCTCCAGCCGCTGCGCCAGCTCACGCGCCGACATCGGCGCCTGTTGCAGCAGCCAGATCGCACGCGCCACCCGCATCGTTGTTCCCTGCTGATCGTACATGGGTCTACCCTTCATTCCCATACACCCGATCCAGCGCCGCCAACACCTCCGGCGCCACCGCATGTTCAGCCTGCATCGCCTGCTTCGTCGCCGTCTCCATCCCGGCCCGATCCAAAATCGCCGTCGCCGCTCGCAGCACAATCGCCGCATCGTCGGCATCCATCAACCCGATCAACTTCGCCGCAGCCACCGGCGACGCCAGCGCCATCCGCTCCGCCGCGCGCTGCAACGCCCGCAGCGCCCGCGTATCCTGCCACCGCTGCGCAATCGCCGACACCTCCGCCAACACCGCCGCAAACGTCGGATCGTGCTTCCACTTCGTGTGATACACCGTCCGGCTGCACGTCTCCGGACGCTCCCATACTGTCTCTTCCGAGCGTCCCGCCAGCCGCGCATCGACCAGCGCAATCACCGTATCGCGCTTCTTGCGCTGGTGCGGATTATCGAGCCGTTCCAGCGCCGTCGTTGCGGCCTCAATCCATGTGTCAGCATCGCTCATCTTGGCGTTTCCGCCGATAAGTCTACTTGTCGCCGGAAAGCAGCACCGGCGTCCTCCCCGTATGCGTCGCCCACCGCTCCAGCGCCACCGCCACATACGCCAGCGCCAGATGCTCCGGGTAGTCATCCGGCAGCACATCCGCCGTGATCTCCGTCCACCCCAACGCCCGCGCCGCCTCCACCACCCCGTGTCCCGCCAGAATCGTCGAGCGCCACACCACAATCGAACGCACCTGTCCAAACTTGCGCAGACTCGCCGCAATCCGCTCCACCTGGCTTGCCGGATGCCGGTTGTAATTGCGTTTGTGTGGCTTCAACCCGGCCAGCGCCACCCGCTGATTCACCGGCGTCATCGCCTCGCCTCGCCGGTATAGTTTGCGTGCAGTTTGATTTTCATCATTCCAGCCACCGCGGGCGCCAGCCCGCTCCCCCTGCCGCCATCATCATCCATGTCTACACGAACTAGCGCCCATGCTCCTCCGGGTGCATCGCCCGGCGCACTGCCGCCATATCGCTGCCCGCCACCGTCACCACCTCGCCCTGGCGCAATCGCTCAATCGCCTCTTCCACCGACGGACACTCACTGCGCAGCGCCGTCGTCGAGCGCACATGCAGCCACCGCTGTTTTTCGTCCCAGCGCACCCAATACGCCGAGCAAGCCCCGCCCGCCACCGCCATCAACGGCGCTCCGCCGGCGGCTGCTGCGCCTGCATCGCCAGCCCCGCCTTCAGCCAAAACACCGCCGCCTCCAACGCCGCCGTCAAATGCTCCCTTTGCAGCGCCGGAAACTCCTTCTCCAGCAGTTCCAATGCATAATCAAACCGCTCATCACGCGACAGCTTCCCCGTACGCCACAACTGCTCCGCCGCCGCCACCGCCGTCTGCGCCACCTGCGCCACCTCCTGCAAACTCGCCGTCGCCTCCGCCACCGACTGCGGCCGCGTGCGCAGCCACACCACCACCAGCAGCACGCCCGTCAGCCCCACCGACACCAGCCCCAGAATCTCACCGCTATTCATGTTCAATCCCTCTCGTCGTCAGATCATCCAGAAACTGCGACACCCACTCCAGAAACGCACGCGCCGCCAACACCAGCGACACCACGCCAAAGCCCAGCCACATCAACCGGTTGACCGCCCAGATCGACAGATTGTTCACGCCCGTGTTGATCGCAATCAGCCCGTAGAGATGGAGCACCGCAATCACCACCAACAGCAGTTCCCGCAGCCAGTGCAGCCGGCTTCGCTGCTGCGCATAACACGCCATCGTCAGGATCACCCCGGCCAGCGCCACCACCAGATACACAAACACGCCGAGAAAACTCAGCGCCAGAAATATCACATCACCTGTAGCCATATCGCCCACCCCGCCGTCAACATCGCCATCCCCGTCAGCACCAACAACAGAACCAACAACCACGGCGGCACCGGTCGGCGCTCACGCTGCGCCAGTTCCAGCAAATACTCAAGCTCCCGCAGTTCCGCTTCGTGGTCGCTCGCATCAATCGCCCACTTTGCCGAGTGCGCTATATCGTTGTCGCTGCCTTGAGGATTGCGCAGAAAGCGGTCATAGTTATACAGTTCCTGATGCAGATAATAGATTCGGCGCTTCGTCGCCTGAAACTGCCGATGATCTCGCTCACCGTTCATCGTTCCCAAACCAAAGCGCCACATACACACAACAAAAAAGCGCATGGTCAAATTGACCATGCGTCCAGTCTACCATAACCGCCCGACAAATTCAACCGTGCGGACGATCCTACACCTCCGCCGATAAGGTGTCTTGTCGCCGGAAACCAAAGCGCCCGATCCAGCAGTGGATCGGGCGCTTTGACTTGATTACGGGCGCACCATCACGATTGCCGTGAGCGTGTCGTAGCCGCCTGGATGATAGTAATAGATGCTGTCGCCGTCGCGCAGCACCTCCCCGGCGATGGCGCCGGACTCTACGCCCTGTCTCTTATACACATCTCCGAGCCCACGAGACCGTACTAGATCTCG